TGAACTGTTCTTAGGAAACCTACCTCGGCAGAGGAAAAGGTTGCAGTTCTGTGGTAGCACCTCAAGCTCCCCTATTTGCAATTAAAGAAAGAGTTGTATGCCAAGAACGATACCTAATAAGCCAACGGGGATAACCTACAGTTTGGATGAGAGTGTAGTGGCCACCATACAGCTCTTTCTTTCTAATATTGGAGGTAAGTAACATGGCAACATTAATAACAGTATTAGCTGTATCATGCATATTATGGCTAATATTAAAACCTTTCATTCTATTAATTATAGAAAAGGAGAACGAAAAGTATGACAAGACTAACAAGTAAACAAAAACAATTATTTCAAGAAGATAAACATGTATTGGTAGATACTATTATTATCCTTGAAGAAAAGATTAGAAAGCTAAATGAAGAGCTACAATTCTCTAAAAATGAATTATTATTAGAGGGCGAAGCTCACATAAAAGCTCAAGAAGAAATTGATGATAATGAAACGGTAAATAATGCTATGCAAGATATAGAAAAACAGCTAGATAAAGCATGGGATGGCGAAATTACATCAGAAAACTTTGTAGATACAGTGACTAAAATAATGACGGGAGACTATTATGCCAAAGATAGCAAAAAAAATACCTAAAGAAGAAATAGAGAATTGCTATGGTTGTGCAACACAAAGATATACATGTGACCACGACTATTATGCATGGGAAGACCTATATGAGGAGGATTGGGAATGAAAAAAATAACAATCAAATATCATATAGAAGTAAAAGAAGACCACATTGACAAAGTATGTAGAAAAGCTCGATGTGGTAAGCGTGATTTAGAAAATGACATAAAACACATGGCTCAAATAGCTGGTAGACATAGAGTTTACGAGTTTATACAGCCTTTCATAGAAATAAAACAGGAGAAAAAGTAATGCAAGAAACTAAAACACTAGTTGCGTCAATCGCAATAACAGCAGGTATAATTATAGGTGTAGTATTTTGGGGTAGAGATTATGACAAAGAAAAAACATCAATGGAAGTATTGTCATTTCCTAATCCTGAACAGGTAAAAGAGGAAGTAAAAGAAAAAGTAAAAGAAGTAGAGCAGGTAATTGAAGAAAAAGCAGAAGAAATCAAGCAAGAAGTAGAAGAGCTTAAAGAATTGCTTCCATCATTACCAACAATAGAGAAAGCAGAAGAGATTCTAATCAAAGAAACTCCTGTTGACTCAACTAAGACAAGTGAACCAGAAACTAAAACAGAAGGAGACGAATAGTCATGGCTAATTCAAACCCTGAGATTAACCTCTCATCATACAAAAATGGTAATATTCTAACAAAATCTTCAGACTACGCAACACTTGGCGATGTATTAACAGCCGAAGGTATTGCAATGACTGAAGCATCTATTGACATTTATGATGTTAATGGACAAGACAAACCTGCTAGACCTGGAACAGTATTAGCTCAAGGCGATACTGTGCAGATAGTTAGAAAGTCTAATAAATCTGGTATTGTAGCATAACACAACCAAAGGTACAGAGCCAAAGCTACTTAGTAGCAGAGCCAAGTACAGGGTAGTAGTTAAGTGAGCAATTGAAGAAGAGAGCCAATAACTGGTCCTATAAGTCCTAAGTGATAGCATTTGAAGGCTGGACTACTAGGCAAAGGAATATGTGAGGCTCTCTTCTTCATAACGATAAGGAAATACGAAATGGAATATACATTCAAAGACGTAGACACTATAATCAAAACTGGTAGTATAAAAGGTTATAGCTGTGTAGTAGAAGAAAAACCGTTACCTGTTCTTCAAGGCGTATTCGATGATATGAAAAAAGAGTATATAAGAGCAAGAAATGTAAATACTGAGATATTTATATCAGATTATGGTGAAGAAGAAGGTATGGAAATAATGAATAGTAGATATCCAAAGCCTGTAAACATTGATGAATTAGCAAATCAGGCTAAAATAATAGCAAATAAATATGAAATATGTGGAACAACTCTATTGGGTAGAAACCCAGGTTTTATCGTAAAGATACCAAATGTAAGAGTGCGTGTTCGGACATATTGTAATTTAGGTGATTATTATTGTTGGATACAAAAGTATGGTATAGATAAGTTTGTCCTTAAAATTTATCAAGCAATGCCTAACGAGGAAGGTTACCTTATATTTGGTGGGTCAACTTATCCCCACCCTCATATAGCAGGACCAAATCCTTGTTTAGGTAGTTATGATGGTGTTATTAAGAACGCTGCAGGACACTTTAATATGGTAGGTGTGTTAAGTAATATTAAAACATATCTAAATTCATATTATGGTAGAAGTGTATATCTGAGACATGGTGAGTTTAGACCACTTAAGATACGCACATTACCTGTAGAGTTATTAAAAACATATCCTGCAAATCATCTTAATTGGAGTGATTATTATCATCAAGCCTTTAAAGATAACCCAGAGTCACAACCAGATACATCAAGTGATGAATATAAAAAGCTAAACGATAGTTATAATGAAGAATATGAGGATAATAGAGAGTTAATAGAGCTAAAACCTCATGAATGTAGCTTTTATAATAGTACATTTGGCTGGAATACTGGCTTTATGGCTTATCATGCTGAAATAGTTCATAAAACTAGATTAATAGCACATAAGTTTGATATAGGTTATCATCAGGCTTTTGCACTATTTATGAATCATGGACGACAATTAAATGGCAACCCTATAAACTTTAGTGAAAAGAACTATGACTATAAAGTAGCTTGGGAAGAAATACGAGCTACGTGTATAGATGGTGGCCACTTAGGTTATCGCTTAGGTTATGGTAGGGGAATTACACTAACACCTGATGAAAACATGAAAGATGCAGGAAACTTAGAAAATAAAGCGTATATAATATACAAACTTCTTTACCCAGGTGAAGATGAAGCAATGTATAGATTTAGAGATATGCGATGTAATGACTTTTGGAAATATGTCGACAAATTTAAAAGTATAGAAGAATTTCTTATACCTCAAGACAATTATGACGAGAGAGAAAAAGAAGCTGTGCTTAAAATTGAAAAACTATATCCAGAAGTAATGGCATATAAAGACGCTTTTAGTAGAAAAATATTAATTGCAATTGATAAACAAAAGAGGAGAATCCAAAATGGACTTAAACATACCAAACCAACTCCAGAATCAAATCAACTATCTTTTGACACGCTTTCCTAGTACAGAATGGTCAGGACCAGCGTGGTATAAGCTAGAAGAAGATACGTGGAACTTAGTATATTTTATACCAATAGACCTAGGTAGTCATAGTGCTACAGAGTTCAAAGGTAAAGATTTGCTAAAAATAATGAAAGAAGTACAGAAAACAGTCGATATAACAGGCTGTTATCAAGGAATTATACACTCTCATCATGGAATGGGTGCATTTCATAGTGGAACAGATGATACAGAGCTCAAAGAGGGTGCAAATAGAGTAGGTTATCCATCATTGGTAGTAGCACATACTAAAGAAAAACATGCCTTTAAATGGTCGTATGAAGACCAATTTGGGGAAGTACACCTAGTAGATGGTGCAGTAAATGTGCAAACACCTGATGTAGAACCAGAAACTGAATGGGTAAAACAGGCTGATAAAATAGAGAAAGCAGCTAAGAAGAGACCTAAAGTAGTGACTGGGGTAGGCTATTACAATAATCAAGCTAGTCTGTGGGGAAATCAAAACGCAAAGACTAGATACGACGGCTGGGGTAAAATATGGCATAACCCAGGCGAAATAGAGTACAACAGTGAATATGAGAAGATGGAAACTGCAGAAAAGCTCTATCAAGCAGGTAAGATGACTAAGAAGAAATATAATAAAGCTAAAAAGGAATGGGAAGAATTTGAAAAAGACCATTTCGGGATTATATAATGCTTAGATATCTTAGAAATAAAGACCTCATTAATCAATCTTTACTAAATGAAGTAACTATAATAGGGGCTGGTGGAATAGCATCAGCCCTTGTTACTATATTAGCTCAAATGGGATTTAAAAAGTTTCACATTTGGGATGATGATAAACTGGAAGAACATAACTTAAGTACAACAGCTTATCCTGAAGCATTTTTAGGATTTAAAAAAGTTGAATGTGCTGCTAATGCTATATATGCTCACCAAAAAGATGCAGATATAACACAATATGTAAAAAGATGGGAACCAGGATGTCATTTATCTGATATAGTACTACTAACTCCAGATAACATGGAAACAAGGTTAGATGTCCATATGGATTGGAAGAGAAATACTAATAGAAAAGCTCTAATCGATATGCGTATGGGTGCGTTAACAATGGAAGTTATTTCAGTAGATAAGGATAATGATATATTTGGTAAAACTTGGCAACCAAGTAACAAAATATCAGATGAGGCATGCACAGCAAAGCATACAATCTTTACTGCAAATGTAGTTGCAGGACTAGGTGCAAGTCAGTTATTTAATGTCTTGCATAATAGGTCCTATTGGCAGTATATTAGACAGTCGTTGGCACCTCTATCCTTCGGTAGAGAGTTTCCAGTAAATAAAATAACAGAGGTAAAAGATAATGGCACTGAAAAAAGTGAAAACAAAACCCGTGTCGATAAACCCAGGCATAACGCTTTTGTACGGACCACCCAAGGTCGGCAAGACAACTATGCTGAGCAAACTTGATAATTGCTTGATTATCGATACTGAAAACGGTAGTAGCATGGTAGAAGGCTACATCGAAAAAGTAAACAATAGGCAAGAACTTATAAACCTCGTTAAAGAAGCTAAAGATGGGCACGATTACAAATACTTTGCTATAGATACTATAGATAAAGTAGTAGACTGGGCTGAGAAAGCCGTATGTCGAGAGTATGAAGTGCCCTCAATAGCTGATTTATCGTTTGGTAAGGGTTATGCTCTAACTAGAGAAAAAGTAATGAATACAATCCATAATTTAAAGGAATGTGTTGACCACTTGATAGTAATAGGACATAGAAAAGTAGCAAGAGCAATCGTAGACGGAAAAGCAATAGTTGAACCTGAAAGCTTAGATATTACAGGTAAACTAAAAAACATGATAATGTCTGATTGTGACGCTATTGGCTATGTTCATAGAGAAGAAGATAAACTAATGATTTCATTCAAAGCAAACGAAGCTGTAGAAGCTGGCAGTAGATGTGAGCATCTAAAAGGTCAAATTATTGACTTTGATTGGAGCAAAATATACAGAAAGGAGAAGTAAATGGGGATTATAAGACCTAAAGGTAAAAGTAGTAACGAAACAAGCAATTATTATGGTATTTGCGACATAGCAGTACTATCATTTAGAGATAAAAGTGAAAGCTTTGATTGGGCTGATGTCTATCTAGAAGTCGAAGTCCAACAAAAAGGTAGTGATTACACAAAAACGATTAGATTAGCTGGCTCATTAGATAGAGACCCAGATGGCTCCGTAACAGGTGGCTCAGTGCTTAATCGCCTATACCACTTCTTTGATGTGCTAGGTGTAACAGCGGGTATTAACGCTAAAGGTGCATTTGAGACCGAAGACGGACAACCCATAGAGAATATATCTAAATATCTAACCGAAAATCACTCATGTGGAACAGAAGAGCCAACTGCTTTTCCATACCTAGCTTATGTTTACAAAGAAAAGCCTAAGCAACCAGGTGGAAAAGTATACACAAGAGTTCACCATAAAATAAATGTCAACAGCGAAGAAGGCAGAAGGAAGCTTACAGAAGATGTGACATGGTTCAAGAGCAAAGGCTTTATTAAAGAAGCGGCTCCAGAACAGCCTAAATCTACAGCAGCAGAAGTCGAAGAAATCTTTGGCTCTGATGCATTGGGCAATATGTAGTGGACTATATTGAGATAGCAAAAGGGAGTCCGAGAAATCGTGGCTCCCTTATTCTCAAAAAAGACTTATTAAGGCATCTAGATAAAAATATACCTTTATATAGGAGTATTTATCTTTATGATAAATCAGCCTATGAATTTGCAGAAGCAACAGGTAGTCTTAAAAACTACTTTGGTAAAAGAGGTATAGACCATATTATACTAGATATAGATAAAGGAGATAGTTCAAATGAGCATACAAGACAAAAAGCAATCGGGATTGTGGTCAACCTTGAAGAGTTTGATATATCACAAAACTCTATCCAATGCTATTTTTCTGGCACTGGTTACCATATTGTTGTCCCAAATGCTTGCTTTGGCTTTACACCTAGTGATAACCTTCATTACAGTGTTAAATCGACTATAGCAAAATTATTTCCTTCAGCAGACAGTAGTATATTTATGCGAACTGGTATTTACAGAGTAGCACATACTGTAAACAGAAAAACCAACTTATACAAAATACCTATAAGTGTGCAAGAATTATTTGACACAGATATAGATATGGTAGAGTTGGCTAAAGATGCTAGAATAGGATATGCCTACAGCGAAAAAGTAGGCAACAATGAACTAAGTAAATACATAGTAACAGAAGCACCTAGGATACAACAGGCTAAAAAGACAAACGAGCCTATGGATGTAGTGCCTTGCGTGCAGAAAATGCTTAAAATGGGACCTCAAGAAGGCAATAGAAATCAAACCTTGATGAGGATAGCTTCACATTGTGCTAGACACGGCATACCATCAGAATATGCAAAAGCAATGATACTCCATTGGAACAACAACTCTTTAGATAAAAACGAAGTTATCGAAAAGACAGAGTATGTTTACAATAGAGGCTATAAGTATGGATGTCAAGACTCTATCATGAGTGAAAACTGTCAAACCAGATGTATTTACTTTAAACGAAAAGACTATCTTGTTGACGTAAAGAATGTAGAAGACCTACAAGCAGATTTAACAGCTAGATTAACAACAGATTTTAGTGGTCGAACTATCAATGTTGGCAAAGCACTAGGTATACAAGCAGATTGCGAAATATATCCAGGCGAACTAGTAACTATATTTGGACCAACAGGTTCAGGTAAAACTACTTTTGCACAAAATCTAGCATTGGGTGTTGATTTCGCTAAAGATAAAATAAATGTGGATTCTCAAATTCCATGTCTATATTTATCATTAGAGCTATCAGCATGGTATATGCATCGTAGAAACCTACAGATAGTAAGTGGACTAGATAAAGACCAAGTAACAAACAACTTTGAGGAAGTATATAACTTGCACAAAGAAAAGCTTAGTCATTTGGTTATACAAACTGTAGCACCAAATCTAGACCAGATACAGCAAAAAGTTAGAGAACTTCAACCAGCCGTAGTAGTTATCGACTATATCGATTTAATAAGTACAAATTCACGGTATATGGGCGAATATGAGCAGATTAAACAAGTTTCTCATTATTTATCTAACTTAGCAGTCAATATGGATATAATAATAATACAGATAAGCCAGGTGAGTAGAGATTACAGCCGAAACGAGGCATTAGACCTGTATGCAGGTAAGGGTTCAGGTGCAATAGAGAATGCCAGTCGTAAAGTTATAGGCTTAAATGGTCAAGCAAACGAAGATACAAAGAAAGTTAGTATGTTTAAAAATACTGACGGTGAACTCTTTGATACTGATGTTGTTTGGCAGCCTTCATTTAGATTAAGGAGAACAGAATGATGTTAGGCTTATTGTTAACAATACTGAAAAGTAGCAATGCGTTATACTTTAGAATACTAAACTTGTTTCATATTGGATTTATCAATAAAAATGATAAAGAAGGTACTGGAGCAAAAGTTATACTAGGTATACACAAATTGCAGTTTGACTTTTCAATAACCATGAGGAACTATGATTATGTCAAATACAGAATCAAAAACGAAGAGGGTCCTACGGCATCTGCTTAGTGGACTAAAGCTAACTCCAATGGAAGCTTATCGAAGCTACCATACAATGCGATTAGGTGCAATAATACATACACTAAGAAACGGATACAAGGGTCAAACTTATAATATAGTTAACCTAAATCCAAGTGGGAAACATGCGGAATACCAAATCCAAAAAGACTAGGAGAAGGCAACAAGTGGACTGGGAGAAGCTTTATATGAAGAAGCTTCTTCCTATCCACAAGAACCATTCTAAAAAGATTTACCATAGAATGATGAAAAAATCTTCGACTCTTAAATCCTCATTAAAAAGAAGGAGTAGAGAATATGAAGTCGAATTTAAGGTATCACTTACTGAGATTAGACAATTACTTTATAAATCTTATGGGAGACCGTGTGTATATTGCAACGAGACTTTGGTTGTCAGTAATATGGCGTGTGACCATATCGTGCCTTTGTCTATGGGTGGCGGTTCAATTCCTAAAAATTTACACATAGTATGTGGTCGATGTAATACTAGAAAGGGTCCATTGACTCATAAAGATTATAAAGATTTATTAAAAAGTCTTAGTAAGTTACCAGAAGATGTGTCTAAGTATGTATTAAGAAAGTTAGCAAAATCAGAGATGTTTTAATAAATTAGTTGCCCTGTGAGACTCACGTCAGGTTGAGCGATACGGAACAGCGTATGCGATAGAACTACCGAGCATGGGCAACTTTAACAAAGGAATAATATGAAATACGTAAATAGAAAAGCTATGAAGATTCGAGAATCTGGTCGTAGCAGTGACTTTATCACACCATCATTTGGTTTTGGTTGCCTATATAGATGTAGCTATTGCTATATGCGTAGACATTTACCAAACGGCCTTACAATAGCAGAAAATACCAATGATATACTAACAGCATTAGACAGACATATATGGCTGTTAGACTGGCCTAAAAAGCCTAATCAAACGCATGAGAAGTATTACACATACGACTTTAGTTGTAATGAAGACTTTATACTACACGCTAAATATCATGAATGGGAAAAAGTATTTGACTACTTTAAATATCATGACAAAGCGTTTGGTACTGCTGCAACAAAGTATGTAAACAAAAACTTATTAGATTATAATGCAAACAGAAAGGTTAGAATTAGATTTAGCCTAATGCCACAAGTTATATCTAACAAGGTAGAGCCTGGTACTAGTAAAATTATAGACAGAATTAAAGCTGTTAATGACTTTTACGAAGCAGGTTATGATGTACATCTTAATTATTCACCTATTATAGTTTATGAAAACTATTTGGATGATTATAAAAAGTTGTTTAAACTTGTAGACAATACTATTGATGATTCAATAAAAGATAAAGTCAAAGCTGAATGCATATTCCTTACACACAACAAGAAAATGCATATTATAAACAACAAAGAAGTAGAAAGATTGCTGTGGAAACCTAGTATACAAGAAACTAAGATATCACAGTATGGAAATAAGAACATACGATACAAGTATGAGCTTAAAAGAAAATTTATAAATAGCTTTTTAAATGTACATGGACAAGAAATACCGTGGCAAAAAGTTAGATATATATTTTAATATTAGGGCAGAGTTATCAGTCACTAACTCCTCTGTGACACACACTCTCTTTACTCTGCCCGAAGACTTGGGAAGTAGCTAACTTATTAATTAATTATAACTAAAATGAATAATTCGATTATAAGTTGAAATCTCGTCGAAAAGATACTTCCCATTAAATTAGCAAGTACACGGCAGCACATATGTTTGACAACATTGCCGAATAAGTTAGGAACCTTGATGCGTGAGCTATAGGGGGTTATTCTATAGGTACTGGGGTTTGTGTATATTTTCCCCTTTTCAACCTGTTTCCTTTGACCTTTAAAACCTAACTTTTGTACTTGCTATATATAGTATTTATTTAGTAAATTTAAAGTCCTTATGTTAGAAACTAGACAATGTTTTTCATGTGGACAAATGGTATATGTTCACGATTGCCACTATCAGTGTACTCAATGTGGATATGCTGAAAATTGACAAGATATATCTGGGAGGTACTCTCAGAAAGGAAAGGTAAATGAAGTCAAGAAAAAGGGCGAAAATATTAGAAGGAATGAAGGAAAAGTCGTTAATAGCAGAGAAAAATCTAAGAGACTACATAGAGAAGAAGTACGGTAAGATAAACCTTGGTTTCGTCGGCGAAGGTAAGTCAGAATCTTGGATAGGAGAGGACAATGAAGCAAATACTAGCAAAAGGGTTCGCAAAAAAGGACACTAAAGCTTTTAGACCTGATAAAGAAACTGGTAAATGGAGAGGTGCAGAAACTCAAAATGGGAATTTTGCAACTATTAAACCAGGCTGGACAGCTGAATTTAAAATAAATGGTAAAAAACATACACTAGAATTGTGGTCATTTAATAATAAATGGGGTGCACAAAGTATGTTCTATAAGCTTAAAAAAGTAAGAGAGGAGGACAATCTTGAAGACACCATGTAAACCTACATTAGAAGAAGAATATGCTTTTGAGCACAAGCAAAGAATAAAAGCTGAAGAGTATATAGCAGAAATATGGGAAATGAATCAAGAACTCACAAATGAGGTTATAAAGTTGCAAAAGGAGCTAAACAAGGTAACCCCTTCTAAAGAAGACAAACAGCCTTTAACGGACGAAATAAAGCTTCAGAATAGAATTAAGAAAATTATGGACGATAGAAACAAGTGCTATTGTCAATTTAACAAAATAATAAAAAAGGCACTAAAATGAGCACTGATTTAAGGGCAGTAAGAGGTATTTTTAGACAACTAAATAATATAATATTTGGCTATGAAAAGCCAAAAGGGAGGACACGTGGCAAAACAAAAAAGAACAAAAAGAGAACTAGAAAGTCAAGTAAATGAGATAGCTCAAGGACTTGGTTCTATGTATATAGAAAACCAAAAACTAGGTCAGTTTATGATTGGCTTAGAAAACTTGGTAATGTATTTAGCGGAACATCTTAATAAGAAAGAAAGCTTTGAAGAGTTTCTAAAAGTTAAAGTAGAAGAGCATAAAGAAAAAGAAGCTAAGGCTAAGAAGTAAGTTTAAAAAAGTTTGTATTGGTAAATAATGGCGATTTTTAAGGTTTGTAGACACCTTCGTCTCTAACTTGTTTAGCCATTCTTTGCACTCCATACATTGGCATACCTGTAAATTTATCTATCAACATCATTGGGTTTTCAAATAAGTTGTTAGACGCATAAGGCGAAAAGTCTTTTAATATCCTACCAAATGGAAACATAGTATATATGTGGTAATTAGAGAATCTAGTCCAATCATCTGCAATAAATGCATCTAAACCTGCTATTGGTAACCTTGCTATAGGAGGTGTTACTAATTGCAATGGAGCAACTTTAGCAGGCCATGTACCCATAAATGTTCTTTCTCTTTCCTTCTCATCACCAAATATCCAATCAGCAGTATCTTGTATATAATTCCAAGGAGCTGGTAGTGCTGTATCAAACAAAGAGTACATAAATACATTTGCCATTGCAAAGACAAACATATCTAATTGTAATGTGCGTTTAAACTTTTGGAACTCAGGACTGCCTTCTCTTAATCCAAATATCTTAGCTTCTCTAGCAATATCATTTCTAAACCTTACAGCATTCCATTGCCATAATTGGAAACGAGTCATTATTTTGCCAAGAGCTGTTCTAGCAAAACCTGGTCTAAATGGTGCAGAATACAAGAACTGTGTAGCCTGTACACCTTTTTTAGCTTGTTCTATTAAGAAAGGGTGGTCAATATTATCAATAGCACCGTCAAATCTTTTCCAAGCTTGCACATAGTGCGCCATAAATGCTTGTCTTCTTAGCATCATCTCTGGTTTAGACATAAACGAAGAAGCAACCTGCATCATAGATTTATTTAACTTATGCTTATCCATGAGCTCATTAAAAGTCTTTCTAGATATCTTGCCATCTTGCATATTCTTGACAACATCTTTCATAAAGTCTTGTTTACCACGCTTTTGTACTTCAGGATTTAATCCCCACTCATTTACCATAAAATCTGGTATAACACCATGCTTAATGATAAATCTGTTTATATCATCTTTAGATTTCCACTCTGGATTTATTCTTCTTAAAAACTTTAGGTCTGTACCCTGTTTCCAGTTTTCTATACCTGTGCTTTGTAATGTATGTATACTACCACCAAATACGTTACCAACAGCAGACTTAGGATGTGCTAATAATGAAGCTAATTCAAATTTAGCCTCAAGATTAGATATTTTTCTAAGAGTGCTGTACGGTATTTCATTCATTAATTTATCTAAGTTAGGATATTTAGACTTTTCGGGCACGATAGCATCTTTAATTTTTTGCATACGCTTTTTAATTCTATTATCAGCCCACCAACCATAAGGAGTAGCTGATATTTTCATGCCTGGGTCATTATATATGTAGTCTGGTATTATTGAGTTACCACCCATAGCATCTTGTGCGTATAGTTTTAAATAGTTTTCCCACTTTTGTAATAGAGAAAAGTTACTACCATCTCCAAAATCTGTTTTATCCCAGCCTTTTGCTTTAGCTCTATCTGAGAACTGCTTAATCATTGCTCTAGTAAATATTTGATTTAACTGTCCAAAGTATGTTTGTGCTAAATTGTTTTGATAAACTTCATAAGCACTGTGGTCAATAGACCAGCCAGGTAGATGTGTATCTCTTGACATCATGTTCTTAGAAGACATATCAAGGTCGGTCCATTTAATTTTTTCACCTGTTCTTTTGCCCATTATCTGTTGAGCAGCTAAGTCATATTTTTCCCAAAACTCACCATTGGTATCAACCCAATCACCTGTAAGAGTGTTAAGCCTGTACATTAGTTTCTTTCTTTCAAGATGTTTATCAGCTTCCGATAAGTCACTTTTTTCTATAAACTCTAATTGTCTTTCTAATGATTTTCTAGCTTCTGCTTTAGAGTGGAACAAGTGTGGAAAATACGTACCAAAGTCATACTGACCTGTTTTAGTTAGCTGTGTACGTTCTAAATATGACAATGTTTTTTCAGCAGCACTCTTTCTAGCATTATAAGTTTTAACAAATTCATTATCGTCTTCAGTTCTATCTTTAAACTTTTTCTTTTGTATAGACTTTAATCTAGCGTCTAATGTTTCTATCATTTCAAGTGTTAAATCTATGTTCATAGACCGTGCTATTTGCCTTAATCCATCAATACCAAAATTAGTAGGTATATCACCATCTTTCTTATAAGCATTAGCCATATCTTTAACAAATAGTTTCCAGTTAACTACAGGCTCTTTACCTGTTTCACCTGGCTCTACATCATAATACTCTATGTCACCGTTTTTATCCTTTTTATAATACTTAGAGAGAGCCTCTGGCTCGCCAGCAATAACTTCTTTAAATATCTTTTCATTCATTTTTTTATAAACTTCAGATATCCTTTCAACTATTTCTGAGCCAGTGACTTTCTCACGATTCCCTTTTGGATTGGTAATCGAATATGTTTTCTTTAAGGCATCTTGAACCTCTGAATCTTTCCACATTTCTTGATATCTGGCTTCATACTCTCCAGATATTGTTTTTCTTTGTTCAGGAGTCTTAGCACTTTGCTTTTCTGTTATTATATTGTGTTTAAGCTGTCTCTCCATTTTTCTAATAGCAAAACGTCTAAGTGTTTCTCCGTTCTCTACATTGTCTACAT